AAATCAGACAAACGCATTGGCATTACGGTAAATGCGTCTATTTTTATATGGTTTTTCTGACTCATGGGTGTAATATAATCTAAAGGGAAAAGGAAATGTCAAGGGAATCTAATCATAAAGCTAATTCGGAGTTATTTTCGCTGGAGCCAACAGCGTTGCTGGAATTCTTCGTGATTTATTACGATTACGTTAACATGCCAGATGAGAAGCTTTACATTCATGGCGGCACTAATGGAATAAATGGTTCAATCTATTGGCAGGGAGAAGAATACGTACCATTTCCTATTCAAAGTTCAGGTTTTGAGAGCAAAGGAGATGGAACTTTACCTAGACCAAAGCTAATGGTCTCTAATCAGGACTTTTTCATGTCCAACTTGATTAGACGCTACAACAATCTTGCTGGTGCCAAGATAGTTAGAAAAAGAGTATTCCTTAAGTTTTTGGATAACAGCAACTTTTCTGAACAGCGTAATCCTTATGGAACCGCCGACGCTAATGCTGGCCTAGAAGATCAAGTATTCTTTATATTAAGAAAATCGAGTGAAAATAGAGGCACTGTTGAATTTGAACTTAGCTCTCCGCTTGAACTGGAAAACGTTACATTTCCGAAACGTATCGTTATGGCTCGTTATTGCTCTTTTCATTATAGAGGTAATGGTTGTCGCTACATGGGCGCACCAGTAGCTAACGAATACGACCAAAGGCTATCGGTAACAGTAGATCTAAGATCAGGTATTCTTAAAAGAAAATACACTAATATCGTATTACCTCCTTTAGCTGGTGATCCTTCTGTTGACGTTCTTGAAGATTATCCAGATTTTTTTGTAACAGATTTGCGTAATTCTATTTACGTTAATTCTTCAGAAGAAGTTTTGTCTGACGTTGTGATAGGAACCGCTACTGAAAAATGCTTTACTGAATTTTATGGGTTTTTTAAAGTTGATCGTGGAGAAAATGGAACTTATTCTTTTGGAGTAGATGTTAATGATTCAGCAGAAGTTTATATTGATGGAGTAAAGGTCTCTTATAAATATGGAACAGGACCAATGAGAGGAGAAAACTTGCCTAGCGTATTTAACGTTGTGGTTTCTAGCCCAAACCTAGGAGTAGGTTATCACAATATACTGATTAAACATTATAATTATTTAAGTGCTGCTGGTTTGGATTTGTATTACCAAACTGGAACTAACTTAGGAACGGCAACTTGGACAAAGGTTCCTGCTACTCGTTATTACTACGACGCTACTGATTCTGGAAAACTTTCTTCAGGGCAAAAATTTACATTTGACGCTTCATTAAGCAAATCAGTTGGAAGCGATAGAGCTACTTTGCTATCAGCTAAAAACGAATTAAAATGGAAGAACAATGGCAATAATTATAAAGTAGGCGATTTCGTTTATAGGGAAACGAGCAACATCAAAGTTTCAAAGAGTGATATTAACGCTGTTCCAAATTGGGAGCCTCTAATGAAAGTTTACGTATGCCTAAAGAATCATACATCAGCACCAGCAAAAGATCCATTATTTAATAAAGAATATTGGGTTGCTGATCAGTGCTCTAAAAGTATTACTGGATGCAGAATGAGATTTGGCAGCGAAGGAAGTTTGCCTTTCGGGGGATTCCCCGGTACAGAAGAGTATAGCATTAACGGACAATAATATGAAATCTATAATTGATCACGCATCTACATCTGATCTTGAAGTCTGCGGATTCATCTGCATGGAAGATGGCAAAATAGTAACTGAGCCAGCAAAAAATATCGCTATCTACGAAAACAATTTGTTTGAGATTCATCCTTTAGAGGTGGTTAAGAAAATCAGAAGCGGAAAGTTAATGGCTATCTATCATACCCATCCAAACTCTGGAGAAGAAGAATCTAAATTTGATAAATTTAACTGCGAAAATTCTTGCGTGCCTTATTTAATTTATAGCAAGCAAACAGAAAAGTTTAATCTTTTAACGCCAAAGATTCCTCATGTTAGCAAAGAATATGTTAAAGTATTAAAGGAGATGTATGACTAATATCTATCTGCACGGAGAATTGAGAAACCTTTATGGTGAGCATTTTAAGCTGAACATTGAATCGGCCAAAGATACTTTTCGTGCAATCAATTCTAATAGAAAAGGTTTTATTGCTACCGTTAAAAAATTAATGGGAAAAGGTGTTTATTATAGAATAATTATTGATGATGAAGTAGTTCAAAACACAAAAGAACTAGAAATACAAAAAGTACCAAAAGAAATACATATTGTTCCTGTAGTTTGGGGAGCCGGAAGTAACGGAGGAATGCAAATTTTACTGGCTGCTGTAATGATTGCAGTGGCATTTATACCAGGCGTAAACGTTGCCGTGGCGACTGGTTTAAAAATGGTGGGAGCGGCTCTAGCTGTTCAAGGAGTCATGACGCTTCTTTATCCGCCTCCAAAACCAGACTTTAATCAAGAAGTATCTGCTGGCGGCAAATCTTATCTTTTTGGAAGTAAACCGGGCAATGTGTCTCAAGGCCAAGCCGTTCCAGTCGGATACGGCAGATTGCTCATTCAATCTTCACAAATAAGCGCAACAGCTAATCATTATCCATTAGCAACAGACATTAAAAAGTTAATGACTCCTGCTGATATGCCTGTAAGCGATTATACTGAGATAATAGCAAACGACGAAGCTGCACCAAATCCTTCTGCTTATGGGTTGAATGTAGATGGATTCTCTACAAACCAAGCTACAGAATTAGGCGATAGCCAAATTTTCTCTTCTATCAATTTGGTTAATTCTTATATTAACATCTTAACTACTAGCGTAGGTAAAGTTGCTAGCGATCCTGTTGAAGTTATAGTCAAAACTAATGGAGAAGTAGTGTCAAATCCAAATTTAGATACATATAATCCAGATATTAGTTATGAATGGAAAGAGATTTCAGCAACTACGCCCGGTGCTATTAAGATGGAAACTGCGTATGCTTTTAATGATGGATTAGTATATCGTTCTTATCATCCTTTGTCTTTTAGATTAAAAACAAATTTAGGAACTGGCGATTTAAATACCCAACCAAATTATTTTATTGTTTACGAAAGTGGGTCGTTAGTAAAATGGGGTCCAACTGAATTCAATGATTTGTCCATTGGAAATTGGGACAAAGATTACCTATTCAAGAAAAAAGAATTAACAAATTATCAAGACCGTTATTTCTCTGCCGCTAGAGATTCGATGGGCGAAGCTACAATTAGCGGAGCGTCTAGAGTTGGAAGTGTAGTAACAGTAACAACTCAAAACTCTCATGGATTCTTGAACAATATAAATGTTAATGTATTCAATTTAATTGGAACCGGAATTAATAGTTCTTATGCTGATGGCACACATCTTATATCTGTCACTGGAACAGGAACAGGACAAACTGATTTTACATTTTCTATTTCTGGTGCAAGTGGCTCAGAAACATACGCAACATCTACAGGCTCTTACGCTGTAGCTACAGAACAGATAGCTCCTTTAAGCGGATCAACGGTAATTACTGGATTTTGGTCTGAAATAGAAAATCCATCTCACCAATACATATACAAAGCTTTAAAAACAAACACTGGAGTCATTCCTTCTTTAGATCCTACAGGATGGAGTTTAGTGACATCTCCTCTAACTGAAACAGGATTCAATTCTTTAACTGATAGTTTTCCAGCGTTTTCTCAACAAGGCATTTACGTTGGCGACGTTAATCAAACGAACCTACAAACAATAATCAACTCTGACGGAGACAGAAACTCGATAGATAATTATATGATGGAGTTTTATGGTTATTTATATGTAGAAATGGACCAAACTAAAGTTATTGATATTGTCGATGCACAATCAGGAGTAGCTTACGAAATAACGAAAATAGGCTCAACAGGTCAATGGGCAACGATTGGTTTAACTGGATCAGGCAGTGCTCCCATTATGCCTGAGCTTGGAATGACTTTCGTCAAAAACGGAACACCAGCTTTAACAGCAAGCAATGGAAAAGTTTATCCTTTAAGAAAATTTAACTTTAAGATAGATTCTGACGATGCTGGCGATCTTCATATAGACGGACAGTTGGCAAGCTCGTATTACGATTCGCATGGATTTGCTTTAAATAATGCTCCACCTCCAGCACTCGCGGATATACCGTCAACAACAACTGAAATAATGTTGACCGCAGGTTTTCATCGTTTAAATGCTAGATTTCAAGATGGAATTGGTTCTGACGGATTAAGTATTTATTATAGATCAAAACTTGATGGAGAGTCGTATTCACAATACGAAGTATTGCCGTCTTCTGTTTTAAAACACAGATCTTATAATGACTTGTCTCAAAAGAAAAATGTCAAATTCTCAAATAAGAGAGCTTTAATTGCAGCTTCTTCTATGGTAGCTGGTAAAAAATATAAAATCGTTACATTAGGAAGCGTTAACTGGAGTTCTATCGGAGCAAGTTCTCCAGCAGTAGGAAGTGTTTTTTACAGAAACAACACTGCAATAAGTGGTTCTGGAGGATATGTATTTGAAGATTTGTTTAGTTATTCTCAATACTCTTCTGCCGAATTTAACCGATTAGTTAGATTCACAGTAGAAAGACCAAGTTCTGATTTATCTACATCTGCAAAATCTGGTTTATCAATATATAAAGCAAAATGGCAATGCGTTGCCAAAGTCGGAACATCTAATACCCTTTATTCTTCTCCAGTCAAAATAGATGTAAAGTTCTCAAACTCCAACGCTCAAAAATCATTATTCTCTTCCATTAGTGATTCTAGATTAGTAGGCGAATAACACATGAAAATACTTAATCCATATAGATTTTTCAAAGGAGCATTTGGTTCTGGAACTGACGCTCCTACTCCAAAACTAATACCGCCCCGCGAACAAAACGGTCTTTTAAAATCAATATCTATATTTGAGTGTGTCGATTTGCTTTGCGAAGGCCCAATCTATGGACTAGTTGATCAATTTGGCAAAAAAATATATGGTTTAGACATGTTAAAAGGAATTTACCTGAACGACACTCCTGTTATGAATTACAAGGGAGAGTATAACTACAGAAACGTAACGATGGAAATTAATCTTGGAACAGAAAACCAAAAAGCTTTAAATAATTTCAAAAAAGTATATATAGCTCGTCCAGCTAATTTTAAATTATTGGGACCAATAAATAATACAGGTAATAGTGCGGAAGAAAATGCGTTAAATCTTAGAGGTGATAGAGATTTCGTTAAATGGGCAAAAAGCAGCGACGGCTGGCCTAGTGAAAACCAAGATCCTTTTGTGTATATCCATAAAATCAAAAACAAAGATGTTAAAAAATTAAAAATTAGCTTATTAATAGAGCAGCTATTTGATACAGTTAGCGAAGGAAACGATTCAAAAGGAGGTTTGGGAACAAACAAAGCTACAAATTTAGAGATAAATATTAAATATGGATTAGATGGCGGACTTATTCTTGGCAATAGAAACATATTGATTAATGGTTATGTCAATTCTCCGTATGGATTAATGATTGGAGATGGCTCTAGCATGGGAGTTGGAGGAACTATTAATGCAAATATCGGTGTTGGAATTATGTCTGGAAACGATGGAAATGGACCATCAGGCGGCGCGCTGTCTAACTCCAGCACAAGAGACTATTGGAACAGCTATGTTTATAACCAATGGGAGATTCAGGTAGGAGAACCATAATATGTCTATTCAAAAAACACAAGCAGAAGTTATAGCATTAGGAATTAGCCCAAGAAATTATTCGGCTGTATTATCTACTATATACGACTTAAATGATAAAGCGGTAAGCAACTATGTTCCAACGGCTCCAAGCACTATTCTATACACAAACTCTGTAGTTGGAGATGGAGCTTCTCATAAAACATTTAACGCATTAGCTTCAAGCTCTTTTGTTAAAGGAAGTTCTATAACTATTTCAGGAAGAGCTAGTTATTTTATATACAGTGGATATACAACTATTTCTCAGAAAGCCGCTGTTAAAGTAATCGCGGAGATTGATTTCAAACGCGCTTCGTCCACTTATCAAACTTATATTTGGGAAGCGTTAGCGAGTGAAATTATTACCGAAGGCAATGACGTAGGAACATTTTCTTTTCAAATACCGTCTGAGATTACCAGTAAGTTAGCAGTAGCGGATGATCATTATTTAGCTGTTTGGGCTACATCACCAAATAGTCCGTTTGTAAAATTAACGGCAAGTGGAATAGCGGATAATGCAAGAAAATTTGCAATAACAGCATCTTAAAAATATAATAATTTATGTCAGAAAATCCAGACAACCAACAACCGACTGAGACAAGTCCAATTACGCAGAATGAAATGCTATCTGCTGACATTGTGCTGCCTCCATCTGTAAATGGAAGAGATCGTTTTATTTTGATAGAAAAGAAATCGCCAGAGACTATCAATCCTTTGGTCAAAAGAGAAGTTAGCGTAGAAGCTATTGTCGAAATTATAGATAGAAACTTTTCTTATCCAATGGCGGCTCACGTTGGATTAAAATTTGATTCCAGAACATTTTCTAACATTCCTTCAAAAAAGTTTGACGTTAAGATGAAGAAGGTTAAGGTTCCTTCTAATTATTATCCGACAGGAGGTAACGGTTTAGATAGAAGATATGTTTATCCAAACCCTGATTACGACGCAGATCCAAATACACTAGACGTTATATTCATGGTTGATCAAAACATGAATTTTGCGACAAGAGCTTTGTTAAAAAGAAATTTAAAAGATACGATTTCTAAATTAATTTCTGGATATAAATACATAAGAGCCTCTATCTGGCAAACGTCAAACGGAACTAACACGACAATCAACGAAAAGACAGGAGACATAATTAATAATTTTACCTTTTTTTCGGATAATGGCGACTTTTTTGAGGTAGAAACTCCTGATTCTGATGGAGCGAACAATACAAATCTTTACAAAAAATTATTCGACGCTTTAAGCTCAACTCAGATCTCTACAAATCCAGACGAAACTATTATTGCCAATTACTTTTTAAGAAAAACTCAATTCAGCATTACAGATACAGTAGGAAAATCAAGCGAAGGATCAACTTTAAAGCGAGTTTGGGAAAACACTGTTAGAAAGGTTATTTATTTTTCTGGATCAACTCCAGAAACAATGACTCAAAATACTTATGATACGCTATTATCTCATGCAAGAGAAAACTGCGTCAACATTTATTACTTTCATAATGATTCGGATTTTTCTGGCACAAGAACATTAAGAGAGCTTGCAGAAGATACAGGTGGCGGCAAATTCTGTATGCTACACGATTCAGACGTTAAACTAACTCAGTTCTGCAATAATAATTTTTACGACAGCAACAAGATATACTATGGAGACTGGGACGGAACATTTAAGATCGCTTGGACAGATAATCCTGCTTGGGTATTGTACGATATTATTACTGATCCTAACTATGGATTAGGCAATTATATTGATTCTAAAGCCGTAGATAAGTGGACTCTCTATGATATTGGCCGTTATTGTGACTGCGTAGATGATGATGGAAGATTTAGAGGCGTTCCAGATGGCAAAGGCGGATTAGAGCCAAGATACACTTGCAACATTATATTCTACAATAAAGACGAAGCTTACAACGTATTAAAAGATATTTCTGCTGTATTTAAAGGCATTTTATATTGGACGACAGAAGGCTTTTCGTTCTTTGCTGATATGCCAAAACAAGCTGTTATGCAGTTTGCGAATTCATCAGTAAAAGATGGAGTCTTTAATTACGAAGACACCGCAAAGAACTTACGCTATACTTGTGTTGAAGTTACTTATAACGATAGGTATGATTTTTATAAACCAAAAATAGAATACGTTGAAGATTCAGAAGGCATAGTAAAATATGGTTTAAATCCATTCAAAGTTAATGCGGCTGGATGCACTTCTCGTTCAGAAGCAAAACGTATTGGGCGATATGTAATGTCAACGTCGATGAACGAATCAGAGGTTGTAACGTTTACTGCTGGTATAGAAGGTTCTTATTTACAAATTGGAGACTTGTTTATTGTTAGCGACGAAATCAAAAATGTCGCAAGAACGTTTGGAAGAATTCTTGACGTAGATTCAGCCAACAAAACAATCAAAATTGATGGAGAGTTTCAGCAAGGATTATCTTCTGGTATATTTGTTCACATTCCGTCTGGAAATTATAAAGTATCTGATTTAAATGCGCTCAATGATGCTAGCGGAAATTTTACTGGAACTTTAGAAAACATCAGAGCTAGACGCCAAAGCCAATTAAAACAATTAAATATCAAGCAAGTTCAAGACGACGCATACGGATGCACTTTAACTGTTACTGGTAATTTCTTAATGGACTCTGTAATCACAGATGTTCATTTAGAAGAAAGAAGAATTTCTGGCGCTTTCTCAACTGGAGAAAGCATTTTAACAGGAATCGTTTACAGATTTCCAGAAAATACAATAGCTGATGGAAATCCAACTTGGGATACTTTATCTTATCAACAAGTAACTGGAGTATTTAATGAAGTTGGGCTTGATGTTGATCTAATTGGAGAAGCTGGAACAGGTCAACTAATAGCTCCTGTAGCCAGCAACTGGTTGGGTAAAATAGATTATAAAGTTGATGGATCTAATTCGTTTTTTTATACAAATGGCTCTGCTCAAGTACAGGTCAACACTAATGTAGTCGCTATTGCAGAAATATCAGCGGCAAATGGATCAAGTGTAAATTCTGGATCGGTATCTAACTTAGACGATGTATGGGGTTCATCCGTATATACTTCCGCTAGTACGGGAAATATTATCGCTATATTTACAAGAGGACCAGTTATTAGTAACTCCTACGTACCAAGCAACAATAACTGGAATAATCTTGCGGCAACAGAGGTATTTAAAATTGGTAAAAATATATCCGCAACTTCAACTTCTTTCGGATATGCGGCTGCATTTATTAAAGGTGGGTACAGAATCATTGAAAGAGCTTCTAAGAATACAAGCGACCAAGGAAGTTTAACTTTCTATTACAGAGATTTGTTGGCTTTAAGCAAGCTGCGCCCATACTACACGATCTCTCAAGCAGATATTGGAAACAATCAAGCTACAAAACTTAAAGATTGGACATTCGATTTCGGATATAGAGTTGGTGATAGAGTAAAGAATAACGGAAATGTTTATTTATGCGTTCAAGATCATAAATCGCCAACTACATTTGAAGTTGGAAATAAATGGACTGCTGGAAATTCTTTAGGATATTCAACATACGGATTCCCAAAAAACTTCTATGTAAAAAATTCCAGCGGAAATAAAGTGCCAATTACCGACACTTTGACTTCTGGGGTAATTGCTTCGACATTTAATTCATTAGGGATAAGTAACGTCTATGTTGGAAATGGAACTCTTGGAGAAACTAATTTAGCCACGCTCGCGGAAGGTTCGGGCTTAGGTTACAGCGGATTAGTATATGGAACTGGTTATCCTATTGGATATTATAACTTAAATGTAGATACATCAGCGAGAAATTTAGATTCACTTTCGGCTGGAAGCTCTTATGTATTAAGCGGTTCAGGAGTCGAACCTAAATATTACAAGACTATCGCCACAAAAGAAGAAGAGGCTAATCAATACGGTATTGTTGGATTGCAGTATATGCCAGACAAAGAAAGCTTCGTGGAAAGAGAAATAGCTGACAGCTCACCAAGTCAATACGTTGTCTCTCCTTACGATAAAATTATAAAACCAGATCCAGTATCGTCTATCACAAGCACGGGAATATTCGGAGGAACTGGACTAGATGTTACTTGGCAGCAGGTAACAAGTACGCCAATTAACGGTTACAAAATTTACGTAAGCAGACCAGACTATTCAAACAGTAATGACTCTGCTTTAACTGAGTTTTTTGCAGTACCATCTGGAACTAATAAAGTTACTATTCCAATAAATGGAAAATGGGGCCAATACGATATTGATGTTTATGCCCAAGGAATTACTCCTTATAAATTCTTATCTGATGGAGCTGCGTCAATAGATATACAAGTTTTACCGCAGCCAACATTGCAAATTGGCGGAATAACAGTTAACTCTGTAATGGTTAGCGGAATCAAGTTAGATACAGCTGATATAGATAGTTTGAGATATAATATTGGTTACAAATCTTCTGATTCTTGCTTTACTGGCGTTGGCGTAGGAAACTTTACATCAGCCGATTTGACATTCAGATGGAAATATATTGATCCAACAGGAGGAATAGTTTCTAATATTGATCAGATGAGACGCAATCCTTTCATCGAGTTTCCTCCAAAAGTTACTTTGGAAATCGTCAATGAAGGTGGAGCAGTTTTAGAGACTGTAAAACAATACCAAGGATTCTCTTACAGAATAGACGAAAACGCTAACAAGCAGCTAGTAAACAGGGAACAGAGTAACTATCAAAACGTACAAGCTTCTAGAAACTTAGGATTGAGAATCAAAATCGAAGATATTAATGGCAAATCTTTTACTGGAATTTACCAAGCGTCAAACATTCCTCCTTCGTATAAAGACATTGAAGTTATCGACTCTTACCAAGATTCGCCGTATCAAATTCTTTCTGGTATCTATGGGAATCAATCATATCAAAGATTAGCTGTATGGAATAGCGGAACGAACAATATTGTTACTGGCTCTGGATTAAGAGATAGCGCTGGCTCAATGCTAAGAAGCGAAGACGAACGCGATGTTTCTTATGGAGATATAGTATCCGCGTTTTTAAAAGCAACAGGGTTCAACGGAATTGCAGAAGGATCAACTCCTTCTGTTGCTGGAATTACTATAAATTATAGAGGCGATGGAGATCCAGATTATGAAGCTTACGTTAATCTATATGGAGACTTACTGGACTTTTACAATAAGAATATTGATAAATCAAAATCGAAAGAAGAATTTGGACTAGAGCATTATACAGTTTACGGCGGACCAATCGAAAATAGAGAAGTGCCAAAAACCAAGAACAATCCAATGGGCATTGCAGATTTAGATGCTGTGCCTACAGGCAAAATAGGATTCTCAGGAATTGCGATGACGGTTCTGCCAGAAAAAGTATCTTTTAATAAACTTGTTTTTAACTGCTCTTCAGCTTTTTCAAACAAAGATGTTTATAAAGTAGATATATATACAGGAGATGTATCTGGTTTCTCACCTGACACATCTAAGAAAACAAACTATCATAGAGAATATCTAATGACCGATACCAGAAGACTGCTTAACATCATAGAGTTGAGCGACGAATCAATAGATAGATCAAAATGGTATTACTATAAATTCTTACCTTACGACGATTTCGGCACTGGTATTATGTCTGCTGTTTGCAGCGGTTACTTAGTCAACGAAGAGAGAGAGGCTATAACTAAATCTTATAAGAAAAAGACTCTTAACGGAAACGCTGACGAAGGCGAAATCAGCGCAGCCGATATGACCCAAGACATTAGATACAAAATAGTATCATTAGGTACAATCAACTGGAACCAAATTGGCCTTAATGCAGATACAGTAGCTGAAATAAACGTAGAATTTGAATACAATGGAGAAGCGATAACTGGTTCTAATGGCGTCGTTCAAAGAATCGAAAAACCAGAAATCATTACTCCAACAGAAATGGACATTCTGCACGTTTTCAACACAAACAGCAACTCTACTGTAGTTGTTCCCGAAGACGTTGTTGAAGGCTCGTCGCTAAACTTCGTTAACATTGGAGAGCACGATATTTACGTCAATAACCCAGACGGAGATACAGCTAATGGTGAAAACATAACTGTATTGAAGCCTAACGAAAGAGTCGAACTGTTTAAGATAAACGGAGTATGGATTGACCCAAGAGGAGATAACCTCTACTTGGATTAAAGGTCCATCTTAAACACAGATTCATCCATCTTGTTATCTACGCCTTTAACGTAGGACGAGATTTCTGTTTCTTGTGGAGCA